CCCGTTAGGCTCTCGACTTTCTTTCGCTCTATCGGTACCTTGAACGCAAGCTAGGAGGCCTAAATGGCCATCGAAAGGCGCAAGCCGCGCGACCGCGCGAAGCATGCGGGCGGTGTTCTGCCGGACACGGTGGACCGCGTGGCGTACCTGCGTGAGGCGTTGCAGCACGCGGAGTCCATGGTGACGCAGGCCGAGGAGGCGCGGAGCTGGCAGGCTGCCATCTCGGGAAAGCGCCTCGCACTCCAGGTGCGCGACGAGCTGGACGCTGCGCTCGCGAAGGCGAACGCCCCCGACGACACCATGAGCGACGAGCAGCTCCTCGGCATCATGGTCCAGGCAATCGCGGCGCTACCGGCGCAGCACCTCGAGCGCCTCGAGGACGCCATCGGCATCCGGCGCGGAGCACCCCCCGTGCGGCTGGTTGAAACCGCGTGAACCTCTCGGCACTTGCCACGGCGTCGAACACGCTGGCGCGTCGGGCTCACGCAGACCCCCTCGCCTACTTCCGGCCGACGCCGCCTCAGCTCGCCTTCCTCTCGAGCAACCATCCCATCCGGCTCCTGCGGGCGGGGAACCAGCTCGGGAAGACGTGGGCTGGGCTGGCGGACTGCATCTTCCGATGCTTGGGCTCCCATCCGTGGACGCTCGTTAAGGCGCCACCTATCGAGGCGTGGGTTGTGGTCGTCTCATGGGAGCAGAGCCTGTCCATCCAGGCGAAGCTTTGGAGCCTACTCCCGAAGGATGCGATTGAGCCCGACTGCGAGTATACGCCGGGCAAGGGCTTCCGCGGTCGTACGCCCATCGTGCGGTTTAAGAACGGGAGCGTGCTCCGCATCCGAACGGTCAACCAGGGCGCCCTCGCGCTGGCGGGGTCCACCATTGACTACGTCCTCATCGACGAACCCCCCCCGGAGGAAATCTGGTCTGAGCTGGCGGCGCGAGTCCTGCGCCAGCGTGGGCGCATCGCCATCACGCTCACGCCCATCGGGCTCCCCCTCGGGTGGCTTAAGCGCCTCGTCGAGGAGCAGGTCGTGCAGGACCTTCACTTCCCGCTCTCGGTCGAGAACACGACACCCATCGGCGGGCGCCCCCTCCTGACGCACGAGGACATCGACAAGCTGACGAGTCAGGTCCTCCCGCAGGAGGTGGCCCAGCGCATCCACGGGGAGTGGGACTCGGGATGGGTCGAGGGCCGCGTCTTTAAGATGTTCGACCCCGCCGTCCACGTGAAGGCGGACGCCCCCGCGGGTGAGGCCCTCATCGGCGTCGGCATTGACCACGGCACCGAGGCCGGGGCGCAAGTCGCCATCCTCACGGCGCTGGTACGTGACGGAGGCGAGGGGCACCCCAAGATCTGGGTTCTGGACCAAGTGGTGTCCGACGGCATGACCACGCCGGACCAGGACGCCGCCGCAATCCTAGGGATGCTCCGGCGGTGCGGCCTGCGGTGGGAGAACGTGGACCGGTGGGTGGGTGACCGCAAGGTGTACGGGAAGAAGAACGGGTCGCTCAAGTCAAACGCCATGCTGACGAGCGCATTCGAGCGCCAGCTCAAACTTCCTACCGGGTCGTGGCCCGCGAGAATTCATACGGCCTACAAGCCACGCGGCAGCGTCTTCGAGGGTTACCGGGTGCTCTCCGCGGCCATGCTGCGCGGGGACTTCGTCATCAACCCGCGGTGCAGGGGCCTCATCGATGACCTACAGAAGTTCGACGGCCGTGAGGCCAGCGAGCATAAGCACTCCATCGACGCCCTGCGGTATACCCTTGAACTGTATACTAGGCGCCTGTATCAGCCGACCGCGATAAGGCTCGGGTAACGGGGGAACGATGTACGCCTATACGAAGATGCCGCAGCCGCCCGCCCCCTCGAACCCGGACGAGGCGGCGCGATGGGAGCACACCCGCCACCGTCGCGCGCTGATGGAGGGGCGTTGGTCGCGCCTCCTCGAGGACCGTCTCCAGGTCCAGCTTGGCAGCGTGCGGCGCATGGCCTTCGGCCTGCCCGCCATGTCGAGCAACCGGTTTAAGTCCGTGGCGACGGAGCTTGCCACCTTGTACGACGCCCCCCCGGACGTTTCCCACAACACGGCGGGCGGGGCGGTTGACGAGCTTTGCGGGTCTAACGGCCTCATCGCTCGCGCTGGCCTGTGGCCCCAGATGTCGCGGTTTCAGTCCATGGTCATCGCGCTGCGCGAGATGTGGATGCGGGTGGACGTCGAGGACGGCCGCCTCATCTACCGTCCGGTGTCCCCAGATATGACCATCGCGGAGGCGGACCCTAGCCGTCCCACCACTCCCCTCGCCTACGCCGAGATCCGCCTCCGGCATTACCGCGGCGATGCCGTATGGATGTGGGACGTGATGGACATCCGAAACCCGGAGGCTCCGTCCTACACGGTGCGCCTCGCGAAGGATGGCGGCTTCGGCGATGACGTCACCCTCGAGGTCCTCGGCGCCACCTACTCCGGAGAGGCCTACCCGTACCGGCGCACCGATGGCACGCCCATCCTCCCGGTCGTGCTCTACCATGCCTCGCTTTACGGTGATCGGCTCTTCGACGCGTGGGATGGCATCGAGATCTACGAGGGCAGCCTCGATCTAAGTGTGCTGGATACCTACCTCCACCACGTGATAAGGGACGCATCCTATCCCCAGCGTTGGGCTATTGGCGTCCGTGTTGCAGGGTCGGACATGGTGGACGGCGGCACGCGAGGGCAGCGCGTCGAGGTCGTGACCGACCCGACGACGATCCTAATGCTGGATGCTGCCATGGAACAGCAGCCACAGGTCGGACAATTCCAGGCAGGCGCGGACGCGGAAAAAGTCGAAAGCGTGGTCGCCGCCCTGGCCCATCGCTTGAGCGTTGACGCGGGCCTTGCGCCGACCGACCTACAGCGCACGAGCGGAAGCGCTAAGTCCGGGTATGCAATCTCGCTCTCGCAGGAGGGCAAGCGCACGGCTCAGCGTAAGTTCGTGATGCAGTTCCGCGACGCGGACGAGCGCCTCGTGGCGGTGTCCGCCGCGCTCTACAACCGGGCTGTAGGTACGCAGTTCCCGGAGGGTGGATACTCGGTCATGTACCGAGAGATTCCGCTCTCGCCAGAGGAGCTGGCCAGCCGTCGCACCCACGCAATGGAGATGATGGAGGCGGGGCTAATGGACCGCGTGGAGGCGCTGCGCCTCTTCGGATCGATGACGCATGAGGACGCCGTGGCGCGCCTCGAGCAAATCGCCCTCGCGAAGGCGGCGGAGGCCCGCATGCTGGAAAGCACGCCGCCGACCGGGAATGAAGGAGAGATGGAGGACCGGTCGGCAGCGGCCGGGGCCGATGTATCTCCGGCACACGCGGAGGCCATGGCCGACGTTGCCGAGGAGCTGGACGCAGCCGAGGCCGCGCTTGAGGCGCTTGACCTCGACGAGGGTAGCGCCCGCGTGGTGGCTGCTGTCATCGAGAGCCTCCGGGAGGCGCGCGGCTACCTGGGCATCGGGCCGAAGGTCGAGGCCGAGACGGAGCTTCACGAGGAAGAGGACATGGCCGAGGAGGTCATGGCCGAGGCTGCGCCTACCGAGCCCACCGAAGGTACCCCGCAGGCCGCGGCGCCCGAGGAGAGCGTGGCGGCGGCGGCGACGTCCGCGGGTGTCCCGGCCTCCGCGGTAGCGATGAACGGCGCGCAAGTGCAGGCCGCGCAGGGCATCGTCCAGGCGGTCGCGAAGGGCGAGCTCCCCCGCGCTACCGGTGTCGCGATGCTGGTGCAGTTCTTCAACATGCCGGAGGATGCCGCGGACGCCATGATGGGAGAGGTGGGCCGTAGCTTCACCATCACCACGGCGGCGCCCTAGTGCCGTTTCTGTCCGACCGTCAGCGCGACTATCTGAAGCGGGAGGCCCCGGAGGTCTACCGGCGCTTCCTGCGGGACGAGCGCGCGATGGGGTTCGAACTTCGGGCGCCTGTCGAGGTGGCCGCGGTTGCGAAGCGTGGACTCGCGAACCGCGAGAAGTTCAACCGAGGCGGGACCCTCGTCGGCGCGAGG